GTAATGATTTGGCTGCGTTGGGAGTAACAGTTAATATCTGTAATATGGAATGGGAACATGATCCTGGTTCTCTTACAGAAGAAGAAATAAAAAAAGTAAGAAATTTATTAAAAATATATTGACAGATGGAGGATTATATGATTGATTTTGATAGGGAGCCTGATTTTATTAGCGAAGAAGGAGTCAAGTGGTGGCTTTATCATGAAGCTACAAAATATGCTATAGATAAAGGATTAAATAATATAAGGGTTTGGGCTGTTAAACAGAATGATGAGCAAATGACTTTTGTTATTACTATAGAAAATGGTGATTCTGCTGAAGTTGTATATGAAACAAAGGGGCTTGAAGCTTTGTTTTATCATATTGATATTTTATGGCTATTGAATAAGAAAAGTAAGTAACTATGATAATATGCTTTGAGGAGGAATATAATGAGTGGAACTTTAGAATTAAAAGATTTGGTTGGTAAGCATGTTTTAACAGGATGTCAATATGGGACAATGACTGAAACATATAATTGGGGAGAGGAAACGTCTAATACTCTCGATTTTATTCTTGATGGACGTGTTTTATCAGTTATTGAAGATCCTGATGATGGTTATCGATCATCAATGCGTGGAATTGTGGAAAATCGAGATGGGTTAATTATTACCAATACTTTTGAGCCATGTGAGGTAGTGGGTATTGCTGGAACTGGTATAGAGGCTGATGTCATTCATTTTTATGATGTCGTTACTGGTAAAGTAGTAATTTCTATAGGAACTTTAGATATTGATAGTTATTATCCTTGTTTTATTGCAGAATTTAATCCTGAGAATATGGCAATAAATAATAAAGAGGCACATTATGGGTCTTGATATGAGTCTTTACGCTCATCGGTCTATGGTGTTGGAAGATAATTCCATTATAGATGAACTTAAGAAGTTTGTTACTATTCCATTTCCTGATGCTAAACTTAATAATATACGTGTTGAAGTAATGTATTGGCGGAAGGCTAATGCTATACATAATTGGTTTGTTAATAACTGTATTGATGGAGTTGAATGGTGCAAATATACTGAAGTTCTTATCAGTCAGCTTGTCGAACTTAAGGATATCTGTAAAGAAGTAATAGACCATTCTGCACTTATTTCTGGTAAGATTATTGAAGGTTATACATATACTAAATCTGCTTCTGGTGAAATAACAGAAAATGTTGATATGAAAGATGGGTATGTTATATTAGACCCTACTTTTGCTAAAGAACACTTACCTGTTGCTGATGGTTTTTTCTTTGGTTCTAAAGATTATGACCAGTATTACTATGAAAATATTGTATATACTTATGAAGGTCTTAATGCTATTCTTTCTGTAGACCCTGTTGAACTCCGTAATTGGGAGTTTTTGTATAAAGCTGTATGGTAATATATAATAAGGATGGTATTATTATGCAATGGTTTGAATTTTTACAAAACAATTCTTATGGTGTTTTCAAAGTAGATGATAAAGTGTGTCATGATGTTTTTATTGAAGCTAAAAACTATAAAAAAGCTAGGAAAAAAGCTCTTTCTTTGGGGGTTTATTTTAATGGAGTATATAAAGGAATTGATTGTCCTTGCTGTGGTGACCGTTGGAGTGATTATGCAGATGTGGTTAAACTTCCCAATAATGAATTTACAAAAAAGGAAATAACTACTATAGAGGAGTATGCTCAATTTATAGCAGATAATTATGGATGGACAAAACCAGATGCCCGTATATATTATGCAAATGGTAAAATATTAGAAATTTATAGCCATAATGTGTTATAGTAAGATTGAATAAAATTATAAGGAGATACTACTATGAATTGGTTTGTAGACATTAAACCAGAAAATGATGAAAGTCATGCTAAAACTAGGTATGAGCAACAGTCCAAATTTGAAAAAATAACAGGACAAAGTAAAGAAAATGCTAAAAAGGATTTAATAGCAGTATGGTTGTTTGGAATAGTTTTTATTGGTATTACAGTTTTGATTTTGAAATTGATAGTAGGCTAATAATGGGAGTATGTAATTATGGATTATAATGATTATGAAGCCAATAAAGAATCCAGACCTTTAGCAGTGTTTTATGCATATGAGTCAGAAGAAGTAGATACTTATTCTCATGCAAGTGGTTATGCTTACGTTGTTTATGAAATGAAGGAAAAATTACGTTCTTTGTTAAAATACGACCAAGACGTAAACAGTAGTGATGAAAAGTATCAGCTTGTTGAAAAATTACGTGATGAACTTTTTGATATGTGCATTGAAGCACATTTACCAGATTATTGAAGGAGGACTATATGATTTGTTATAAAGATATGACTTTTTGCTCATTTTGGAAAGAATGCAAGGATGGAAAGATTTGTTGGAGAGCATTAACAGAAAAGGTGTGGGATGCAGCAGAAAAGGAGGGATTACCCATATGTCAATTTTTAGATAAGCCAGATTGTTTTAGGGAGGAGAAAATATGAAAATTTATATATCAGGAAAAATGAATGGGTATCCTAATTATAGAGATAAATTCAATGAAGCAGAAAATAAACTTAGAGAAATAGGTTGTGATACAGTAAATCCTTGTACTATTTCTGATGTTCTTATTCAAACTTTTTCCTATTTTAATAAAAAGCCAGAAGTAAGTGTTTTTATGCGTGATGATATAATAAAACTATGTGATTGTGATGGCATTTTAATGTTGGATAACTGGACTGATTCAGAAGGTGCTATATGGGAATTTCTCATTGCAAAAAAGGTATTAGGAATTCCAGTATTCTTTTCAATTGAATCGATAAAGGAAGTAATATGAATGAAAAATATTGTATGGGAATTAAAACGAAAAAACCGAATACAGTAATCTGTCAAAAATGTGCTCATTTAGTAAGAGATATAAATATAGAAAATGAAACAAAAGAATGGATAGATGCTAAAACAGAAGATTGCCCATTTTTTGAAAAAATAAATGAAGGAGAAAATTGATTATGAAATTTATTATTCCAGATAGTTTTGAGATAGCTGGAAGAACATATGAAGTAAAGTATGTTAAGAAATGTACAGATTGCTCTGATGATGTAACGGGTCAAGTACGATATGAGGCTGGTGTGGTTGAGTTAGTAAAAAACATAGAAGATTGTGATGATGCAACGAATGTTGTCTTTTTTCATGAGCTTGTCCATTCCATCATTTTTGCTATGAGAGAGAATTCAAGGCATGATGAAAAATTTGTAAGTAGATTTGCTGAACTATTATATCAAGCAATAAAAACGATGGAAAAGGAAGAAAACAATGGCTAGGACATTAGCAAGTATACAAAGAATATCTGAAATTGTTCCGATTGAAGGAGCTGATAGAATTGAATTGGCAAAAGTGTTAGGTTGGCAGGTAGTAGTAAAGAAAGGTCAATTCAAGCCAAACGATTTGTGTGTTTATATAGAAATAGATTCTATTGTTCCAGACAAACCTTGCTTTGAATTTATGCGAGATAGAAAATTCCATGTAAAAACAATAAAGTTGCGAGGAGTGCTATCACAAGGTTTAATAATGCCTTTAGCTGATGTTGGTTTAACAGGCACATATAAAGAAGGAGAAAATGTTACTAATATTCTTGGAATAAAAAAGTATGAACCACCAGAAGTTGCAGAAAAAGTAACACATAAGAAAAGTTGGTTTGAAAAAGCATTTCCATTTTTATATAAAAAGAAAGTGTCAAGAGAATTTCCTAAGCATTTAGTGCCACAAACTGATGAACCAAGGTTACAGTCATTAGGGGATGAATTTTTGGAAACATATAAAGATGTTCCAATTTACATTACTATTAAGATGGATGGAACAAGTGGTACTTTTATTTGGTACAAAAAGAAATTTTCTGTAGCTTCAAGAAATGTATGGATGCAAAAAGAGAATGATAGTGTTTATTGGAGAGTGGCAAAAGAAGCAAATCTAGAGAAAGCAATGAAAAAACTATTTAAGAATAGGAATGTAGCTATTCAAGGAGAAATTTGTGGGTCTAAAATACAAGGGAATCATTATAAATTTGACTCATTGAAATTATTTATTTTTGGTTGTTATGATATTGATACACAGGAATATTATACTCCATATGATTTGGAAACGGTTGCAGATTTATTGTGTTTTTTTGGAGCAAAAGTTAATTATGTTCCAAGATTGCCAATTAAAGGTGTAAAATATATAAAAGATATTGGACTGAATGTTGATGATTGGTTAAAATTGGCTGAAAGAAAATCTGTATTCAATCCTGACAGTTATGATGAAGGAATTGTAGTAAGAAGTGTAGATAATAAGCCGTATGATGTAAAAGGACTGAATGGTAAGAGATTTAGTTTCAAAGTAGTTTCAAATGCTTATTTGATGCAGTATGGATTATGAAAATATTATTTTAATTATTTTTATATTGGTACTATGATTATGTTAGATAGCATAATGATATAAAATGATACATAAAAATATAAAAAGATACATAAAGATATATGTTTATAATATATAAATTTATGCTTTTGGGGTATTGACAAAAATAAATATTTGTTTTATAATAATTGGTAAGAGGTAATGTATGGATGTATTTATTGAGTTGTTAACTCATGCCACAATTTATTAACAGGAGATAAATTAAGATGAAGGAAACCGAAAGAAAAAGGCTTAAGGCTTTAGTAAGGACAATGTACGACTATCAGGATTTGAGGATCAGAACTGCTGGGCGATTAAGGTTAAAGGCTGACGATACTCCGCAAGACGATACGAACATGACTGAGCCTATATTTTCTGAGTCGGACTATAAGATAATTGAGTATGTAAAAGAGGATTCAGAGAACCTTGAGAAGATGCTTGCGAAAGATATCGAAAAGATCGTGAAGGCTGATCCTTTGTGGGATGCGTTTTTCGATGGGGTGAAGGGTTGTGGGATACTCATGAGTGCTGCTATAATGGCAGAAGTTGATATCGAGAAAGCGACAACAGTATCTAAGTTATGGCAATATGCTGGGCTGAATCCTGGGTTAGTACGAGGCAAAAAACGAGTGCAGAAAGGCAAGGAGTACGAAATTGTCATTACTGACACGATGGTGCGCGGTGATAGAAAAACGCCAGGATTCGTTGCGCCATATAACTCATGGCTGAGAACGAAATTGTGCGGTGTATTAGCAGATTGTTTTATAAGGGCAAAATCGAGTTATGCGCTAGATTACTACTATCCTTACAAGCAGAGATTAGAGCACGAAGAAAGAAAAGTCGAAGGAGGTGAGAAGTCCTGGAAAGACGAGACGAAAGGGCATAGAGATAACGCGGCGCGAAGGTATATGATCAAGATGTTTTTGAAAGATTTGTATGTTGTCTGGAGGACTATTGAAGGGTTACCAGTGCGCGCGCCGTATCAAGAGGAATACCTAGGCCATAAGCATGAAGTTGCATGAGAAGAGCGGGCCATCGTATACGAGAAAACCACATTGCGAGAGCGAGCCATTTTAGCTAAGAAAACCAAACATGAAGAGCGAGCCAGCCATGATGAGAAAACCAGGGAGACCAAGCGAGCCAGATAGGAAGAGAAAACCATTGTCTTAGAGCGAGCCAAAGGAAAGGAGAAAACCAGGGAGAACGAGCGAGCCACTGATAAAAAGAAAACCACGAAAAAATAGCTAACCATTTTATAAGATGAATACAGATGTAGAATAGGAATCTATTCTGATTTAATGATTTATGATAAGACTTGGTTGGGCGGGGAATGGCTAGGCGGGGCGTGGCTCGGCAAGGCAAGGTGTGGTATTACAAAAAGTTATTATATGTATGGATTATAATGGGAAATAAAAGGAGAGATATATGAAGCAAATTAAAATAACAGCAATTATATACAGTGAAGAATGGGATATTGATAATTTTGTAAAAGAACTTGCTGAAATATATGAGGAACATGATATACCTTATTTTTCTGAAATGAATATAAGTATTAAAGAACGGAAAGATATTAAATTAGATAATTCTGAACAGCCACATTTTCTGATAATAAAAAATGAATAGGTAAATGCAGAAATATGATTGATAAAGGTAATAAAAAATGAAGTACATAAAGATTAGTATTATTATTTTATTGTTTGTTTTATTACCAATTCAATCATCTGTAATTGATAGAAGAATAAATGTATCTAATGAAAATAGTGAAATAGAGGTATTATCTGTATATGAAGTTGCTGAAATTATTACTGGAGCACCTGCAAACATATTACGAGCTATAGCAATTACAGAATCAAATGAGAATGATAATGCTGTGGGTGATGATGGTATTAGTAAGGGAAGAATGCAGTTAAATGAATTATACCATAATGAACGAGTAATGAAATATGGTGAATACAATCCTTATGATTCTTTAGAATCTGTTATTATTGCTGGATTTCTATTTATGGATAATCTTGTTCGTCTTGGGGATATTGATAAGGCTATTGCAGCACATCGGCAAGGAGTTAATGGAGTCAGAAAATATGGTGCAAGTGAATGGTATGTTAATAGGGTGAAAAGCAATTTATAGGTATTGACAGAATAACTAGACCATAGTATGATGTGTTAATAGGAAATAAAGGGAGGTTCATTATGTATAATAATTTACCAGATTGGCCTTTTCCTCCAAGATTCTTTGATGAGGCTGAGGATGAAGAAACTGTAAATCAGCATGAAGTAGATAAAGAAAATTATTGGGATGAACAACGGTGGAGACAAGAGGAAGAAGAAAAAAATGAACTATAAAGAAGCGTGGGAAAGATATTGCAATGTCTCGAACTGGCGAGAGGCTGGACAACACGTAGATTGGGCTTATGAAATAGAGGCTGATACTATTTACATTTATTTGCAGGGAAGTGATGAGAAAATAGACTGGAAGCGAGATTTTATGTTAAAGCCTCTTCGCTGGGTTTATGGGCTTTGGATACATAAGGGTTTTTATGCAATGGCGAAGGAACTTTATGATGATAATAATTTTCGCAATATATTCGAACAGAATGGATATTTGAAACGCTTTGTACTTATAGGTCATTCCTGTGGTGGTGCAATAGCACTATTGACGGTGGCACTTGCATTTTATTTGTACACAACGATTGAAGTGTACACTTTTGGTGCTCCATGTATATTTTGGCTCAATAGTGCTGACAGTATAATTAAGGAATCTAAAAATATTAGGATTACTAATGTAAGGCTTAACCGAGACATTATTCCTAAATTATTATTGCCTTTCGGCTATCGTAAGAATCCAGGAAATCATATTGTATTAGAATCTCCATATTTTAATCCAATAAAGAGTCATTTGCCCAATAGTTATAATAAAGCAATAAAAGCTCTTGACAAAATGGAATGTGTGTGATATACTTCTAATTGATAGGAGATAATTGATGAAAAATTGCCTTTGGGATTTAACTTTTATGTTTCCTGCGTTCGTGGCTGCGAACGTTGAGTGTAAACTCGGAAACCCTTTTAAGGGACAGCCAAAGCCTCCTATCCGCTTTCATCTTTCCCTCTTTCCTCCTATTATCATAAAGGTTAGTCCCAAAGGCTTTCTTTTTACATTACAACCATGAAAATAGCAGATTATGATAACGGTGTTTTAGTATTAAAATTTTTTGGCAATGATTTTGAAAGTGGACTTGCAGAAGTTAAAGAACTTACAAGTCCATATTTTATTCCAGCAGGTAAATTCTGGACTGCTCCATATGTAGATTCTAATATTCAAAAACTTAAAAAGCATAATTGGATTTTTACTGAAAAGCTAAATGCTATTATAAATTCAAATATGATAAAAGAAGTTATTATAGATGAATCAAAATTGGAAGGATTGTTTCCATTTCAGAAAGAAGCAGTGAAGTGGCTAGAATCAAGAAATGGTACTGGATTGATTGCTGATGAAATGGGATTGGGTAAAACTATTGAAGTGATAGGTTATACAAATATTCATCAAGAAAAATATCCTATATTGGTAATATGCCCTGCATCAGTAAAAATGAATTGGGGAATTGAAATTGAAAAATGGGCTTACAATAAAAAATATGAAATTCTTTACAGTACAAGACCATATGAAATATATGAAAATAATTGGATTATTATAAATTATGATATTCTTAAAGATTGGGTTTTAGTATTGTCAGAAATGAAGTTAAAAATGATAATATTAGATGAATCACAATTTATAGCAAACAATCGCACATTACGAGCAAAAGCAGTAAAAAAATTAAGAAAAGTATATAAGAATATACCAATTATATGTTTATCTGGAACACCTATAAGGAATAGACCATCTGAATTTTTTACTACATTAAATCTTATAGCTCCTAAAGTATTTCCTAATAGATACAAATATTTGCAGGAATTTTGTAGTCCTACTTATAATGGTTTTGGATGGTCATACAATGGTGCATCTCATATAAATGAATTATATGAATTAGTAAAGCCTTATATGCTACGGAGAACAAAGAAAGAAGTAGCATTAGAACTTCCTGATAAAATAAAAACTATTATTCCATTGGAACTTGAAGAAGTAGAAAAAAGAAATTATTTAGACGCAGAAGGTGAATTTGCTGAATGGCTGAATAATCATTATACTACTTTGATAAAGGAAAGGGAATTATTAGAACATTTACGGCAATTAGCATATCTTGCTAAACGGAAAGCTATGCTTCAGTGGATTAGTGATTTTATTTCTACTGATGAAAAATTAGTAGTTATGGCTTATCATACTATGGCTATTGATGATATTTATAGTAAATTCAAAGATGTAGCAGTTAAGTTTGATGGTAGGACTAACCAGCTTGATAGACAAAAAGCCATAGACAAGTTTCAGAAAGATGAAAAAACAAAATTGTTTATTGGACAGATAAATGCTGCTGGTGTGGGAATTACTTTAACAGCAGCTCATTCATTAGCATTTGTAGAATTTACCTATACACCTACAGACCATTTACAAGCAGAAGATAGAATCCATAGAATTGGTCAAGATGCTGAAATGGTGAATATTTATTATCTTATAGGCTTTGGAACAATAGAAGAAAAGATAACTAAAATGCTGAATATAAAGAATAATGTAGTAAGCAAAGTAGTTGATGGAAAAGAAGATAAAGAATTTTTTGGTGAAGAAGACATATTAAAAGAACTTATTAAACAATATAGGAAATAAGTAATGGAACTGAAGACTATTGATTTAAGTGCCGAAAGAAAATTACTTACTAATCTAATAGTTTCTGATGAATTTTGTAAAAGAATTGTTCCAATATTTAATCCAATATATTGTAAAAGCAAATATGCTCAAATAATAAGTGAATGGATTGTAGAATTTTATAATGTTTATAAGAAAGCTCCGAATAAAACAATAGAAGATATTTATAAAGAAAAAGTAAATGTAATTCAAGATGATATAGCAGATTTAATTGCTGATTTTCTACAGAATATATCTGATGAGTATATACAGACTGTTGAGAATATTGAATATGATATAACTCAGGCTGAGCAATATATAAGTGCTCGGTCAATGGAAGTGATGATAGAAAATGTAAAAAGGTCTTTACAGAAAAATAATTTATTGCAAGCAGAAAAGTTTATAGCTGAATATAAAAAGCCAGCGGCAGTATCTGATAGTGGAGTTGATATACTGAATGATGCTGCATTAGTGTCTGATGCATTTAATGAAGAAGATGAAATACTTTTTAAGTTTCCTGGAGCGTTGGGTGAATTAGCTGGTGAATTTCATAGAGGTGATTTTGTCAGTTTCTTTGGGCCACAAAAGCGTGGTAAGAGCCAAATGTTATGGTATTCGGCAGAAGCAGCAATGTATAAGGAATTGAAAGTAGTATTTTTTACTATGGAAATGACAAGAAAACAAATGATACGAAGAGGTTGGAGGTCTATTGTTGGACAGACAAAAGAACCAATGACAGTAAAATTTCCTTATTTTGTACAAAATGAAGCTAATTTGAAATATGATATAGCTTACAAAAAATTGCACAAGACTGGAGTAAATGTTACTAAAATTGAATATCAGCAAAGTAAATTGCGGAAAATGCTAAGGAATGGTTCAGTAAGGATATTATCTATTCCAGCATACCGTTCTACAGTAGAAGATATTGAAAATCATTTGGATGTATTACAGTTATACTCAAGTTATACTCCAGATGTTGTAGTAATTGATTATGCTGATTTGCTTATTCCAAGTCGATATAAAGGAACTGAATATCGGCATCAGTTGGATGATATTTGGAAAGGGTTAAGAAGAATATCTCAGGAACGGAATATTCTTGTTATTACTGCTTCACAAACGAATAAAGCTACTTTTGATAGAGATGTAAGAAAAAATGATAGTGCAGAAGATAGTAGAAAGATAGGACATATAACTTGTGGATTAGGATTAAATCAAAAGGATTCTGAAATAGAAAAAGGAATATTACGAGTAAATCAGTTAGTAGTACGTGAGGAGAAAGCTACAACTGAGCAAGTGATTGTATTAGAATGTTTGGATATATGTAAGCCAGTATTGGACAGTAAATTTGTTCATGAAATAAATTTGGATTATGAAATACATGAGAATAAAAGACGTAAAAGAAGAACTATAGATACGGAGGAATAGTACTATGAAATTATCTAAGAAGAATTTTCAAGATGCTGTTAAAATAGCAATGATGGCTACTACACAAGATTCTACTGTATATGCCAGTGGGGATTGTTTGTTGTTTGATAATAATACAATTTATTCTTATAATGGGTATACAAGCATAGCAAAAAAATTTATTACAGAAGAACCGTTGCAAGGAGCAGTAAGAGCAAAGGAATTATTCAGTATTATAAATAAGATACAGGATAAAGAATTTGAAATAAAAGATATTGGGAAATCATGGAATATAAGGGCTGGAAGGGCTAATTATGAGCTAGTAAAAAAAGCCGATTTAGAATTAAATAGTATAGAAAGGATAATTCCCAAAGATAATGAATGGATTTATATTCCTGATAATTTATTTGAGGCACTTAATTTTTGTATTCTCAATGACAATAATACGAATATTTTTATTGGTGATGATGTAGTATATTCTACAGATGGGTTTAGGATTTATCAATATAAATTGAGCACTCCGATGACAAATAAAGTGCTAATCAATACACAGTTGGTTAAAAGTGTGGTATGTTTTAACAATATTAAAGAATATGCTATAACAAAAGGTTGGATTCATTTTAGAGATGATGATGGTTCAATTATATCTGTTAGAAAATATGATACTTCTCAATATCCTAAAGATGAAATAGAGAGGGTAATAAAAGAAAATACTGATGGCGATTATGTAAAATGTGCTATTCCAGATATGTTGATACAAGTTATTGATAGAGCTTCTATTTTATCAAAAGAAGTAGATAAATATGATGCAATTACAATGAAACTTACTAATACTGGTATTACAGTAAAATCAAATAATGAATATGGTAAATTTGAAGAATCTACAGATGCAGAAATACCTTATAATGCTGAATTTATAGTCAGTGTTATCATGCTGAAAGATTGCTTGAAGGACACAGATTCATTTTATATAAGGAAAGTAGCAATGAAAGGAATAGCAAAGGAATCAGTCAATTTAATATTTTCCAATAGTAATGGAATAAAAATACTATCAACAATGGATTAGAATATGCCACGTTCATTCTTTGATAAAAATAAATTATTAGAAATAAATTATAAAGAACCTACTATAAGAGTAAAGAAGAATAACATAATAAGTTGTGAAGAATGTGGTTTATATAAACACTGTAACAGTCCTAAAATGGAAGCGAGTGGAGAAGGTAGGCTAGGCATTCTTATTATAGCAGAAGCTCCAGGAGCTGAAGAAGATTTACAAGGAACACAGTTAGTAGGAAGGTCTGGTAGATTACTTAGGGAAGTGTTACATCTTATGGATTTAGATTTGGATAGAGATTTTTGGAAGACAAATGCAATATCCTGTAGGCCACAAAACAATAAAACACCAAGTATATTACAAATAAATGCTTGTAGAAATAGAGTAAAAGAAGTTATAGATAAATATAAACCAAAGGTAATAATCCCTATGGGGTATACTGCAATGATATCCCTTGTAGGGGATAAAATAACAGGAAGAATAAAAGGTTTGTCTATGACTGATTGGGCTGGTTGTATTATACCAGACCAAGATTATAAATGCTGGATATGTCCTACATGGCATCCATCTTATATTATAAGGAATGAAGATGGCAGTGAAAATAGTGTAGTAAAGAAACAGTTTATAAACAATATAAGAGAAGCAGTAAAATTAGCAGAAGAACCTTTTTATACAAGTAATTATTTAAGTGATTGTATTGTAATAGACAAAATGGAAGAAGCTATTGATATAATTCATAAGATGAGAGAAGTACCTATAGTAGCATTTGATTATGAGACTACAGGTAAGAAACCTTATAGGAAAGGCCATAGAATTGTATGTGCTTCTATTTCTGATGGGGTATTTGGTTATTCATTTCCATTTTTTGATGATGATGATTTTAGGAATGAGTGGAAAGGATTTTTATTAAGTAAAACACAAAAGATAGCACATAATGCAAAATTTGAACGGATTTGGACAAAAGTATTATTAGGATATTGGCCAAAAAATATCAAATGGGATACATTACTTGCAGCACATATTCTTAACAATAATAAGAAAGTAGGATTAAAATATTTACTTTATACCACATTAGGTATTATAGGATATGATAAGGATATTGATAAATACTTAGAGTCAAAACCAGAAGATGAAGAATTACATGGAGCAAATGCTTTCAATAATATAGATAAAGTGGATATTTACGATTTAATGAAATACAATGCAATGGATTCATTGGGAACTTATAAACTTTATGAGTATCAGAAAAGTAAATTTACTGATAATTTCTATAGAGCATTGAATTTATTTATGGATGGTGAAGAAGCTTTAACGAAAGCTGAATATAATGGTATATATTATGATACAGAACAAGCCGAAAAGTTAAAAAAGAGTCTTGATAAAAGATTGGCATTTCTTGAAAATGCAGTAATGCAATCAGAAGTATTAAAAAAGTGGGACAAAGAAACTCCATTTAGAATAAGTAATACAAATGATTTATCTCATGTTATTTTCGATATATTAGGTTATAAACCTCATAAAGTAACAGAAATCACTGGTAGACCAAAATCCGATAAAGAGGAAATGAAGTTTTATAATATTCCTATAGTAG